TACGGGCAACACCCACGCGGTGGTGCCAGCGACCGACCAGGTCGTAATCGGCGCGTCGAGTCCGGCGGGCGCAAACCTGTTTGGTACCAGCGGCCACGGCCGCATCCGCCATGCCCGCATCTCCAACGTCGCCCGCTCCCGCTCCGAGCTCGAAGCTCTCATCCCGTTGATCACCGCCGGGGAGGCGCCGTGACCCGGCACGCATACGCCCTGCTCGCGGTCATCCTGCTATCGGGAGGGCTGGCGATCCTGTCGATCGTACTCACCGCGTGCCCCTAGGTCTCCCATGCCACGCATCACCACCACCAAGCTTGTGCTCACCGTCTCCGGCCCCCACGGCCCGATCGTCCTACGCGACGGCGCATGCCTCTCGGAGAGCGACTGGTCGGCCGCGATCAAGCACCGCGCCGTCGTGGATGCGCTGACGTCCGGCCGGCTCACAGTGGAGCGCGACCCCGAGATCGTCGTCACCGACCCGGACGACCCACGCGCCGACCTCATCCTCTCAGGCCGGGAGTATCGCGAGGGCTGATGGCGAACCGCTACGCCACCGCTGATGAGCTGCCCGCCGAGTTCGCCGGCGTCGATGCCGACTTTTGGTTGAACATCGCCAAGCACCACGTGGGCCTCGATGCGTGGGGTGAGCTCGCGAGCGACGGTCACATCCTCGCGACGGCGCACCTGCTGGCATCCAACGGGCTCGGGTCGTCGGCCGGGCGAGTCGTGGCGTCAGCCAAAGTTGGCCCGGTGTCGGAGTCGTACGCCACGGGCAGCGGCCAGGGCTCGCCGCAGTGGGGCACCACCGTCTATGGCCAGCAGTTCGAGGCGCTCCGGGCCTACATCAGCGGAGGACCGAGGCTGACGCTATGACCGTCATCGACAAAGACCTGGGTCTCGCCCGGATCATGCGGGAGCTGGCCCGCGCCGATGGCTCGTACGTGACGGTTGGGATCCATGACGACGCGGGCTCGACCGACGAGGGCACGAGCGTTGCGCAGGTCGGGGCCTTCCACGAGTTCGGCGTAGGCGTGCCTATGCGGGCCTTTCTCCGGCCCACCATCGACGAGAAGACCAGCGAGATCGTGAGCCTCGCCGCGGACTGCTACGGCAAGATCATCGACGGCGGCATGAATACCCCGAAGGCGCTCGGCCTGATCGGCGAGTACGCCCAGGGCCAGGTGCAGAAGACGCTTCGAGCCAAGCGGACCGAGTGGCCTGCGCTGGCCGCCGCAACGATCGCCAGGAAGGCGAAGAAGGGTGGGCTCCGCGGGAAGAAGCGAGCCTCGTTCCTGGGCGGCACCGGGAATCCGCTCATCGACACCGGCCAGCTCATGCAGAGCATCCGCTACAAGCGGCACATCGGAGGCGCATGATCAACCTCTCGGGCACCGTGCGCCGCTTCGGGGCCGATTACACCCTGCGTAGGCCGGGCCTCACCTCGTACGTCGACGGGTTCCCCGTGGTCGGTGCGGACGCCGAGTCGACGATCCGGGCTGTGATCACCCCGGCAACGGAGCGAGACATGCAACGGCTCCCGGAGGGCGACCGGGCCGGCGAGCACGTGAAGGTGATCTCAGCCGAAGAGGTGCGCACGACCGATGTCCAGGCGGGTCGCGGTCCGGACGTGGTCGAGTACCGCAGCCTCGATTGGGAGATCATCAGCGTCGACACCTACGACACGCACGGGCTGTTCTGGGATGCGCTGGCAAGGAGGGTCGGTCAGTGAGCGCGCTCGACTGGACGCTGGTGCAGAACGCCCTCCGCGGCTGGATCGTGGCGGCCACCGGGCTCGACACCGACCACGTGATCTGGGCCTACCCCGACAATCCCAGCCCGCTGCGCCCGTTCGCGTGGGTCGAGATCCTCTCGGGGCCCACGTCGCAGGCCAGCGCCGAGCGGCGACGCGCCTCGCAGATCATGCAGGAGCGCTACCTCGTGCTCGAAGCCGAGGAGCAGGACTACACGATCACGGTCATGGCCGATGCGCCAGACGACGACAGCGGCACTCCGTACACCTACGAAGCCGACGGCGACGATACGTTTGCGTCGATCCGGGACGGTCTCGTGGCGCTGCTGGCGGACGAGCCCGACCTGGTCATCACCCCCGACGGGACGAACGCCCTCATCATCGCTGGCACCGAGGATCGCCCTCGATTCCACAGCGTCGCGGCCGACCCGTCGCGGCTGGACAAGACGATCCCCGCTGACGCGATCCGCGAGACGACCTACCAGCCCGCGGAGATCACCGTCCAGCTGACGATCGAGACCGCGTCGCAGCTGCCCGCCTCGCATGCCCGCGCGTACCTGACGGACGCCGCCATGGCGCTGGGCGACGGCGTCGTGCTCGAGGCGCTCCGGGCTGGTCACGTCCACTACCGCCGTACCCTCTCGCCTGTCGACCTGTCACAGGTTGTGAACGACCGGCACGTCAGCCGCATGGCGCAAGACTTCGTTTTCGGCGTCGGGCTCCAGGCGTCTCGCGACGTGCCTTGGGCCCGCACCGCCACCGCAACCGGAACTGTAGGAGGCTGATATGCCACTCGCAAATCTCATCACATCGACGATCACGCTCGACACGATCCGCGCGCCACGGACCGGCTTCGGCAAGCCGATGATCGCGAGCGTGCACACCGAGTTCGACGAACGTGCGCAGGCCGTCACGTCAGTGGCGGCGGCTCTCGACCTCGGGTTCAGTTCGAGCAGCGCTGAGATCGCAGCGTTGACCGCCATGTTCGGGCAGGTTCGATCGCCTCGACAGGTAGTGCTGGGCCGGCGTCTCACTGCGGTCGCGCAGGTCTGGAGCGGTGAGGTCACCGACGACGGCGAGGGTGCGTACACGATCCCGATCAACGGAGTGGACTTCACCTTCGACGCCACGACCGACACCGCCGAAGCGATCCGGGACGGCCTGGTCACCGCCATCAACGCGGGGGACGAACCGGTGACGGCCGCTGCAGTGTCGACCACGGAGCTCACGATCACGGCCGACGTGTCCGGCGAGCACTTCACCATCGGCACGCTGGCCAGCCCAGACGACGTCCTCGAGGGCGCGGAGACCACCGCGAACGTGGGCCTGTTCGAGGATGCCGCCGCGATCAAAGCGTACGACCCGACGTGGTACGCGTTCCTCGAGACGACCCGCACCGACGTCGCGATTGCCGAGGGGGCCCGGTGGGCGTTTGGCCAGATCGCCCTGTTTGCCCCGCAGTCCAACGAAGCGGGGATCCTCGTGGCGGCGACCGACACGGATCCATTCTCGCTGCTGAAGGCCCTCGGCAACACGCGAGCGCTGCCCTGCTACTACAGCAACGACTCCAACTTCTTCGATGCCGCATGGCTCGGCAAACAGCTCCCCACGCAGCCCGGCAGCAGCAACTGGGCGTGGCAGCCCCTCGCGGGCGTCGCAGCCGACGACCTGTCTGCCCCCCAGTGCACCGTCATCGAGGGCAAGAACGCCAACTTCCTGATCGACATCGGAGGTCGGGCGCAGGCGTACTACGGCATGACGGCGGGGGGCCAGTTCGTCGACCTGATCATCGGCGCCGACAAGCTGAACGATGAGATCCGGCTTGGCCTAGCGGACATGTTCACGAGCGCCGAGACCGTCCCGCAGACCCAAGAGGGGATCAACATGGCGGCCGGAAGCGTGGAGGCGTCGATCCGAAAGCTCCGCGGCCTCACGATCCCGGACACGATCGTCGTCGATGTTCCGCTGTTCGGCGATTGGGATCCTGCAGAGAAGGCGAACCGGGTCCTGCCGGACATCCCGTGGAGCGCGACCATTCAGGGCGCGATCAACAAGGTCAACGTCACCGGGGTCCTGGCCCTGTAGGAGCAGCCATGTCATCAGACAACATCGGAGTCACGGACGTCGACGAGATCTTCATGATCCTCGGGGTCCACCGCCTTCAGGGTTTCCCGAGCAGCGGCGTATTCTTCTCGTCAGCCCCGCTCAACCCCGTGAAGGTCGCGGCGTTCGAGGGCGTCGACGGGGAGCTTTCGCTCACGAAGCGCGTCGGCAAGAGCAAGCGCCTCGAGATCACCCTGGCCCGGACCTCGCTCACCAACACGGTGCTCTGGACCCTGCTCAAGGCGCAGGAGAACCTGCCGGGCCTCA